CTTCACCTCTTTTACCATAATGAATAACATCTGCATCTACTTTATATGTAGTAGGATCATTAGTAACTTGACCATTCATAATATTAGTTTGATGGTCATTGAGACTTTGATGCCAATTTTCTAGAGATGAACGAATATTAAAATCTTCATCGTTCATTACAGTAATGTTCCAGTTAGTATATACTCTATCACCAATCAATTTAATTCTACGACCAAAATATGGAATTTCAACTTGGCCTAGAATTGATGGTGGAACCTGAGTAGCTTTTGCAACAAATTCTAATTTACGACCTTGACCAGATGCAGAACCTGGCCAATCTGGTAGTGATACTTTGAACAGGGATGGTCTTGCACCACCTGAAGCAAGTCCTTCTGCTTTAAAATTTTCGATATTGAAAGCCATTTATGACTCCTTTTATTTTTATTTATAATGACTTATTGTAAGGGGTTTCTACTATTATTTATAATAAAAACCCCTTAATTTTTCATTAGAACTTGCCAACAACTTCAGAGAATGCAACACCTGTTCGAACAGCTACGAAGTTTAGCTGAATGAAGTTAATAGAACGAGCTGGTTTGATGTAAATATCACCAATAAACTCATTTCTATCAATAACTTCTGGTGTGTTATTTGTACCATCACATACAACTAAGAAATCAGTAATACCTCTACGTCCTTGAACATCACGTAGATATGGAACTACAAGATTTTTGAACTGTGTTCTTGTAAATTCATCATTGAATTCAAAGAGAGTGTATTTTGATGCTCTAGAAATAGCTTTCTCTAGAACGATAAAGAGTCTTCGAACATTGATTCTATCAAATGCACTTGGTTTAGAAAGTAGTGTCTTATCACCAAATAGAACAGTTCCTTGTCCTGGGAATGTTGCAACTGGATTAACACCATTCTTATAAAGTGTATCACGTTCTGATTGACGTGGATTAAATGCTAGTCTAATAATATTCTTAATTTGACCACGATTATAACCAGCTGGTGAGAACCATGGATCATTTGTTCTATCAGTTCTAACACAAAGACCTGCTGTATCACCATTTAATGGAACATAACGGTAAATGTCATTGTAACGGTCATACATGTACTTATAACCAGAATCAAGTACACCGTAGGATGATGAACGAAGATTGTTTCTAAATGCAACAACTGCATCTGCTTCGTTACCAATGTTATTTACAACATCACCTTTTTGTGGTGAACAAAGAACAATACAATCTTTTCTAACTTCTGCAATGTTATCAATAAGATAATTTGCTAGTTGGAATGATGTGGATTTACCTGTAAGAACTAAAGAAATTTCAACATCTTCAGTAGACTTATATAAATCATATGCTGCAGTAACTACAGAACGAGGAATATTAGATTCATTTTGTCCATCTCTACCAAGTTTGAAATCATAGTGAACAACATCAAGAGTTGAACTTACTAGATTTTCAGCTGTTTGAGATGCTGCACCTGAAATGTCATTAACAGCATAAATGTATTGAGATGCATCATTGACCACTGTTTGATAATAATTAGCACCACCATCAATAGTTTTAGCATCAGTAGCACGAGATACTTCACGATAAACTTCTAGAATTGTTCCAGGAACACCTGTAATTTTACCACCCTCATCAGTAACAACAATGTGCATTTCATCAGAGTTAATTGATGAATTACCAAAGTTGATTACATAATCAGATTGACCAGGAGCGGTATCTACGAGATTAAAGAATTCCCAATAACGAGGAACTGATTGTGTTGCTGTATTAGATGAATCGAAAGTATAATCAGAAGCTAATTTAAATTCGTCCTCAAATGATACTTGGAATGTAGCTCTTGGTGAAATGGTATGTTCTTCTGCTGATGTATCTAGTGTACCAACATTTACAGTTGGTGCAGAAGTAACATGGAATGCAGTAGAGTTAATAACATTGTTAACAACTAAATCTACAAGATTTGTATTACCAGAAGTAATTAACATACCTGCAGAGAAACCATCAGTATTTGATGTTGATGCATCAGTATTAGCAGAAGAATTAACAACTGAAACAATGGTATTACCACCTGATGCTATTAGATACTGAAGATTTGCAGTAGTACCAAAAGTTGATGTATTACCAATAGATGTAATAGTTAGATATTGTAGACCAATAAGTGTATTACCAACTTCAATTTTATCAGTAACATTGAGAAGTGTTTTTGCAGATGCAATATTAGCAGAAACTTCAGTATTACCAACAGTTGAATTACCTGATACCGCAAAAGTAGCAGTATTGGAATTTACTATAATTGGGAATGTTGCCTTTGTAGCATATGATGCTAGGTTAACAGAAGAACTAAAGCCATCTGAATTACCACAAACAGATACTCTTAGTGAATTACCTAGTTCACCAGGAAATCTAGAAACGAATTTGACATCGGAATCAAATGTACCTTCTTTTTCTTCGAAGTGTGTTTCATTTTTAACAATTTGATATTCTAGATTTGCAACAGGTCCAGTATTTGCAACAGCTGAGAATGTTGTATTAGACACAAATTGAACAGCTACTTCAGTTGAAGTATTTGCTGCATCAGAAGCAACTGATAATGTAAATGCAGTACTATTTACAATAGAACCGATAGTTGCACCAACATTGAGAGTTGAATCACCTGCAGAAATAACAATTAAACCTACTTCTAGTTCTGAAGTATTGCCTGTGGATAGTGTAACTGTAGAATTACCACTTTCAACATTTGCTGTAATATTAGGTGTGATACCTACAGTATTTGCAGCTCTTGATACGTATAGACGGTTGCCATATCCAAGAAATGATGCTGCTGTAAAGAATGTTTCGGCATTTAGATTAGTTGGTTTTCCGAAACGATTTACTAGTTGTGTTTCAGAATCAATTAGGACTCTTTGATCAATTGGTCCCCAACGAAATACACCTGCAATTGCACCTTCAGTAGTGGTAACTGAAGGGACAATAGTGGTGAGATCAATTTCTCTAACCTCTACACCTGGTGAAATTAATGAAGTTGCCATCGTTATCTCCCTTTTAGGATTGTTATTATTAAAAACTCAATTTAAATTATTTATTAAAAAAGAGATTTTGATCAACTATCATCCATCTATCATTGCCTTCAAATTGCACCATATCATCATCTAATCCATCATTAATAAAACCAAACGGCAATAATTCATTTTCCAATTCTTCTTCAGATCGTTCACGAAGTTTAATGATGGTATTAATATCTGTCATTCCTTTGAAAAACTGTTGTTCAGTTAACCAAGCAAATAATACTAAACACATAACTAAATCATCATGACATCCTGATTCTGCTTGAAAAGAATTATGTTTTTTTGAAAATGTAGATAATTCATTAATGGTATCAAAGTCATTGATGATTAATTGATTTTGCTCTATTAATAATTTTAACATAGAACAACCAACAGATTTTACTGTTTTTGTTGTCCGAATACCTCTATCTGTAGATTTTGATTTATATCCTTGTGTTATTCTTTTACCAGAAGATCCAGCTGATTCACTGAATAACATATTATCATATTCAAAATCAAAATATAATGTTTCCGCAACTTGTTGTCCAATATCATTTACTTCGATGAGAACAGCTGCATTATTATATTGTTTCCCAATTCTATGAACCATTTCAGCAAAATCACCTGGAGTAATCATATTATCTCTGAATGATAGTACTTGTTTATATGGCATTTCTGATATATCAATAACTTGTATTGCAGAATAATCTAATCCTTTACCACGTGATACATCTGCAATTAATGCATATAATCTATCTTTTTCGGGTTTTTCATATTGAATAATATTAAATTTTTCATTAAGAATTGTTGCAGGTGTAAGTTCTTGCAATTTCCAACCAGCAATCAGTGTTCCAGATGAACCAAGATATTCATTTTCAAATTCTTGTCGAAACTTCTGATAATCATAATTCATACCAGCAAGTATTTCTTCTTTCCATTTTTCATCTCTACCAGGAACACGTGTCCAAGGCACAGAAATCAATTTATAGTTGTTTTTTTCTTGTCTTGCAAGTGAAGTAATTTTATAAAAATGATTTAGACCGTTAACTGTAGAAACAAGAACTAATTTAGTAGATTCTCCAGATGATATAGTAGGAAATACTGAAGTAAAGAATTCATCCCAACCATCGATAAATGCTGCCTCATCGATGATAAGCATATTGATTGAGAAACCACGGATATTATTTGATGATGTTGCAGCAGCAATAACTCTAGACCCATTTTCAAGAACAAATGAACCTTTATTCCATTCAACTACACCTTGTTGTAACCATTTCGGTAAGTGTTCATATGCAAGTTGAATTCTACTTAGTATTTCTCTTGCAGTATCTGCTTTGTTTGCTAATATTGCAACAGTTTTGTTTGGATGAAAAATTATATACCATAAAACAAGAACAGTAATTGCAGTTGTTTTACCACTTTGTCTACTACATTCTGCAACAGTAAATCGATTATCTTTTGCAGTTGATATAATGTCTTTTTGATAATCATACAATGGTATCGTGATAAGACCTTTATCAACACTAACAATTTTCATATAATTTTCAGCAAAATAAATTGGATCACTAGAACAACTTACGAATTCTTGTAAAAGTTCTTGTGTCCATTCAATTGCAACATTCGATTTTTTTAAATTATGAGAACCACGATACCCTTCAGACATATCAATTATCTTTTATTTTATTCCTTTTAATATCTCAATCATTTTTTCAATTTCATCTTCTTTACCATGATGTTTTACAATTTCATGAGCCTTTTCAAGATGATTATCAATATGTGTACTTTCTGTTGTCATTACTGGATTTTGTTTTCTTTGTGCACGAAGTTTTTTAAATATTTTGTGTGTTTCTCGTAAATGACCTCCAATTACATGATGAGTTAATCCTGCCATAACACCAGCAGCAACAGCATGGACTGCTGCTCCTTCGATATTCCCGTTTACCAAATGATGAACAGCATGTGCTATATGATGACCAACAGGACCACTAGCATATGCAGCAATACCCGCAACAGTAGGACCTAAAACACCATGTTTCGCAAGAGGATTATTGCGTTTCTGTTCAGCACGAACATGCAATTTCCATGCTTGATGATAATCTCTCATCATATTAAGGATTTCGTCAAGCTGTTCCTGTTCTTCTAACCATAGTTGGTATTGTTCTGTAAGGGTCATTCATGTATTCCTATTTAAATTCTTGATTATCTTTTATTTTTACTTGTATTCCATGTGGTCCAACTGGTTTGATTGTTCCTAATCTTTTACCAATTGTGGTATATGATTCTCTTTGTCTATCAGTTGTACCATGCATAGTTATGTGTTCGGTTTCTGGATTTTGTTTCAAATGTTGTTTAATAGATTTTCGAACTTTCATTATTGTTGAAACACTTTTACTACGTGGTAAATGACCTATTTCAGTGGTTCCTTCTGGTTTTTCTGGTGTATGAATTGTATAATCTACTGTTACATTATTTCCAGTTTTTTGAAACATTACCATTGCTGAATGACCATCACCTAAATCATGATGATGAACAGTAAAACCATCGCCCAAGTCAGTTATATTCATTTCTAGAATAAAATTAAAAAATGATTTCATTCTTTTTTACTCTTTAGTTGTTCTAATAGTTCAGCAGTTGAACCTACGAATAGGTTATTATTTACGACCTTTGCTTCTTCTACTTGACCACCATTTTTTTCTTTTTCGATTTCAAGTTTTAATTTTTCAATTTCAAGTAACTGTTTATTTGCATTGACAATTTGACCCATCAATGTAGATACGACTTCATATGCTCTTGGATGTTGGCTAGATGATGCAATTTGAGCCAATTCTTGTAAAGCTATTTCTCCTACATCTGCTGCATTACGTATATTTGATTGAACTTCTGCAAATTGTTCATCACTATCAATTTTTTTTGTTTTTGCAGGAACATTTATTGTTTGTGTCATTGGAGTCACATCTAAAGCTTTACTAATTGGATCATTATTCATTTTAGGTGCTCGTATTTGCATCTGTTGAATCTGACCATGTTTCAATAAATCCATAAGTATCATCTATTTCAATATTTGCATATGGTATTGTAATAGAACTATTTGTTGTTGCATTACCATTTGCATCTAATCCAGGTGTTACTGATACTGACATAACTTGTGTATTTGTTGTTACTGTATTTCCAATAAAGAATTGAGTATTAGAAATTTTAATGATAGGTTTATCAACAATTGGTGCAAACATAAAACCTTTAATCATAAAATTTAATGTCCAAACAATCATTCTACGTTCATCAAATCCACCTTCATAACTATCTTGTAAACCAACTTGTGTTAATACTACAGGTAAATCTAAAGTAATATCCATTTCAGGTACTAGATTTACTGTTGAAGTGAATTCAGGTGTAAAAAATGGTATAATCTGTTCAATGATTTTAGTACCATCTTCAACATGTTTAGCATAACAATATAATGAAAAATTAAAATTATATGGAATTTTATTATACATACGTTTTAATTTATTTGCATCATTATCATTTTTACGAACAATACGATTCAATGATGATAATTTTCTATTTGGATCATACATAATTGAATCAAGTTCAAATGATAATCTAGGTAAAGTAATTGCAGGTTCTCTTTGGATTTCTGGATCTGCTAGAACTCGTGCAATTTCTTTATCTTTTGGTCCATATTGCATTGGAACACGAAATAAATGAGTGACATTATTTGAATCATCTGTTCTTGATATATGAATATTATTGAACAAAGTACCAAAATAAACAACCATTTTTCTTGTTGTAGAAAAGTAAAATGTATCGTGACCAAACATTAATATTTCCCATCCGATGCACCACCAAAGGGATTTGTTTCATCCCAATTAATGAGTGTGTTTGCTGTATCTCTAGATGATTCTACTTCTATCCTATCATTATCCGCTAATGGATCAAATTCAGGCAATATAGAATTATATTCTTCTGTTACAAGATATGTATTTGCTTCTGTAGTAAGTACAAAATTATCTTGGGTTAATATACCATAATCATAGATATTAAAGGAATAATTTTGTTGTAAATCATCAATTTCAGCGATACCTGTAGTAAATTTTTCATTAGAATATTCAAATAATTCACATGTGATATCATACATTTGTAGTTCACCTAATTGATAAAAATATGGTTTCTTTTCTACATATTTGATATCAAAAACTTTTTTATTAAGTGGAAAATATATCAAGTCCCCTTCACGTGGTCTTAGTAATGATGATTCTGCTTCTTTTATTTCATTTTCAAAGGTTCTTTTAGCAATTGTAAAAACTATCTGGTCTCTGATTTCAAGACCAAATTTTGACATGAAAGAACCTTGTCCACCAAAACCTTCTATTGATTTGATATAAATTTCTATTTGGTAATATGTATCATATGTTGGAACATCATCTTCTCCATAAATTCCATCATAACTATTTTCCCTACGTGGAAGATAGAACATATCTTGACCATACTGGCGAATAGATTCAACAACAATGGAATCTAATAATTCCTGTTCTGCAGAACTTCCAAAGTTATTGAAAAATGGGTTTGTGGTCATTGAATTCTTTCTATCCTAATTTGCCATGCTGTCTTAGAGTTTCACGAGCTATTTCACGAACACGTGGATACTTATGATCAACTAATTCACCAGCATGTTCTAAATGTTTAGCAACAGTACTAAGAACAAACATATGTTCATCTTTAACTAATTTACCAGCATGTTCTGGACGTTTAGCAACTGCCACACGAACATGTGCATCTTTATCATCAACTAATTCACCAGCGTGTTCTGACGATGATCCAGCGACTACCTCACGAACATCTGGATCTTCATCACCAACTAATTCACCAGCATATTTTGGGTCTCTAGCGACTGCTTTACGAACAGATGCATGTTCATGTTTAACAAGACTATTAACATTTTCATCATTAATTTCAAAATGTGGGTTGTTGTGTAAAACATTAGCAGCTTGTATTTC